AGATTGACCATAAGCTTCTCCTAAATCTCCTAATGCTCCTGAAATAACTTGATTCTCATAAGGATTAGCATAAGCTTGAGCTGTTGCAGTATCATAAGTTTGACTGGCAATATTAGCTAATTGTCCAGCTTGAGGAATTACTTGGTTTTTATAAATATTTTCAGCTTGAATCTCTGAAGGATCTAATTGAGCTATACGTTGACCTTGATATGCAGTATAGGGTTGACTAAAAACATTCTCTGCTGTTCTTAAAGTTCGTTCTTGAATTTCTTTAAAGTATTCAGGTATATCATACGCAGTCGATGACGTGCTAGGTGCCTGTACTACTGTTGTGCTTGGTTTGAATATACTACCCATTGACTATAAAAGTTCCTCCTATAACTTTAAAACCTAATTTAATAAAGGCGTTATTTTTTCTTTCAACATCTTTACCTTGGAATATTTCACATATAGCTGTAACTTTATTAGCTAATGCATACTCCTTAAATACTATCATTAAAGAACGAAAAATGCTAAATCTGCGATGTTGTGGATTTACATGTAACCATAAAGTTCTCATAAACTTTTTATCACTATACCATGTTTCATCGACTGTAGCAGCTAATGTTCCTACAATAATATTTTCATATTCTACTACTATAACAAAACTATTCTTAATGTAAAATACTATATTTTCTAATGCTTTTTTATTATTAGTGTTTCCAAAGTTAAATGGAGCCTCTATTAACCATGTTTTTAATAGCTCTCTTATTCGAACAGCGTCAGAAATCTGTGCTTTTCGTATTTTATATTTATCTTTTTCCATCAGCTCTTAAATTAACTCTTAAAGTTCCAAATCTCCAATTATCTCCAATTGCTGTATTTTCTATTTTAATATTAGATTGTCTACCACGAATCCTTGTATTAACAAAAGCTGTAGTGTTGCTGACAGTTAAAGTTTCACCAGTTTGGCTATTACCATAAGGATAATCTCTAGTAGTTAAAGTAATTATAGCATTTCCAGTTTGATTTTGAAAATCAGGTATTACTTTGTTTATAAACATAAATTGTTCTCCATCAGCTAAATCTCCATCACCAGATTGAATATAAGAAGTCAAAGCTGATCCATCAGCATCTACTCCATCTTCCATTCTATAAATTAAACTTCTTCCTGCTGTTAAACCATTAATTTGTGAAATAGTATTAGAAGTAGCATTTGCTGTATAATCAGTAGCTAAAGGATTAAATTCAACTCCATTGTCTTGATATGTACTTCTATTCATAGTACCAAAACACCAAGAATTTTCTAAATAATTATATATTACATATCTATCACATTGATCTGAGGAACTAGAACAATAATACCATATTACTTCAGAGAAATTAGAATTTTGTGCAGCATATACTTGAGGATATTGAACTTTATTTATATCATCAAATACATGATTTAATACAGGACAAGGTATTTCTTGAACAGCACCTGCATATCTAAAGAATTGTCCATCAGACATCCAGTAAGCTATATCATCTATTACTATTGCACTATTTAATCCAACAGCTCCACAATCATTACCTAATTGTCTAAAACCAAATATAAAAGGTGGACCAATAAATGACATTGATTGCATTGTAGTATCAGTCCATACTAGAATAGTTCCTTTAGCAGGACGAGCACATCTTATTTCACTTCCACCTGCTATTCTTTGTGATCCCGCAGAATTAATTACATTAGGACTCCATTGATTATAATTTTCTTGATCAGACCAACGAATAAACATTTTATCTTGACTTGCAGCATCTCCAATAGTTGTTTCTGTACCTAAACATACAACATGTCTAGTTTCTGTTGATATCATTGATAAAGTAGTAGTAGTAGGAGCATTAGCAATTACTGTAGCTCTATTACCTGTCATTCCTGATGATAAATCCCATTCATAAGTTCCACCATCTTTTTGAGTTATAATTAAATCTTCTCCCCAATTATTAATAGACCATAGTCTTGCATCTAAAGTTATAATAGAGATACTTCGAGGAGTTCCCCAGGTGCTTGTACTCCAAGTTCCTGCTCCCCAACCATATCCTAATGTTTGAAGACTAGGACCTGTATTTAATTGATAAGTAGCTGTACAATTACCAGTAGGACCAGCTGTTGAAGTAGCTGTAGCATTACTTTGAATTATATAAGCATCAACATTAGTGATAGATAATATTTCATATTCAGCGTCTAAAGTTGCAGCTGCAATTCCTCCAACTGAAGTGCTGGTACTACTTAAAGTTACAAAATCTCCAAGTGTAGCTCCATGTGAAGTATCTGAAATAGTTACATTAGCACTGGTATTAGTAGTAGTAAAAGCATTTACTAAATTAGCTGTTTCTCTTATAGGAGTAATATCTTGATTATCACCAGAAGCATAAACATAGACTTTTCTATCGGTTCCTAAAGCTTCATATCTAGCTCCATTTAAAGCAAACCATTGTTCTAAAGCTCTTCCTACTCCAACATAATAAGATGTACTAAACTTATTCCAGCCTCCTATTTTTTGAGGAAGTCCTTTACGAAACCTGATCTTATCTCCGTCAATCCATCTACCTTCAGCACCGGTTTCTGTATTTTCAGTATCTAATCCAGGTTGAAAGTTTAATTTTGTTAATGGCATAATTATTAGTATACAACAAAAATTTAAAAAATATAGTTAGTTTTGTTTAATTATAAGCTTATTTATATCTGGTAAATAAGCATATTTTAAGTCTGAATTTTCAAAAGTAAATTTTAAATCTTCATAGCTTTCCACCACAGGCATTCCAGGTAGATTTAATGACGTATTTAATAACACAGGTATTCCATACATTTTATTAAAAGTTTTAATAAGATTGTAATAGTGAGTATTATGTTCAGCTTTTACACACTGAACTCTAGAATAACCATCAACTGATAGAACGCTTTTGAGTTTCTTTTCTTGGTTTTGTTTAACCTTGTAAACAAAATTCATATAATAAGGAGTTGTATTATAATTAGCAAAAAAATATTCTTCAAAATTCTCATTTAAAATAGAACATGCGAATGGCCTATACCATTCTCTTTTCTTTATGTCATTTACTTTTTTAACGGCGTCCCTATGAGCAGGATTCATTAACAATGACCGGTTGCCTAAAGCTCTTGGACCTTGTTCTGATCTTCCTTGATAAATCGCAACAGGTTCATTGAGCAATATCTTACTGACATCTTTATAATTAGCTTTTATTAAGGAAAAATTTTTAAAAAATATATCCCTGTTGAACGTATGTTTAAACCCTAAGTATACAGTGTTTAGTTTTTCAATCTTTCCTTTAAGTGTACTATAAGCTTTGCCTAAAGATATTCCTTGGTCAGTGCAAAAAGGATTCACAAATATTTTTTTATGTTTTGATAATTTGGTATTTATTAATATGTTTTGAGCAACGCCCCCAGTTAATATCAGGTTGCCTGAATCTATTCCACTAATTATTTCTTGTGCTTTTAATTCACATGCTGTTTGAAAAGTTTTTACAAAATCTTGGGAATAAGTATCTTCTTTAAGTGTACTTAATTTTAAATCTTTAAAAGAATTTCTTATGAAATTTTTATTATATATATGATTAAATATTTCTTGATTAAATTTTCCATAGCTACTGAGGGCCATAGTCTTGCCATCGTTAAAATCATTTCTTCCATTCAAACCTAAACCATCTGTTGTGCTTTTATAACATCTTCCTATACACACATTCCCTTCTAAATTATTAAACCATTCTTTGTGTATGACTTTAAGATTATCATCATATACTGAAGTTTGTTCCGCATAAAATTTATCTTTTTTAAGAATTAAATCTCCATGTAGGTCCCATACTAAATGATATGATTTATTAAATGGTGATATGAGTTGATTAGAGTAGGCGTGATAATTGTGATGTGAGTGTACGTCTACATAAACTTGAGTTTCGTATCCTACAATAATATCTGATTGTAAACATTCTACCCATTGAGGTGCACAATGATTATTTTTTAAACCAGTTATATGAACCTCTTTAAATTCTAAGTTTAGACTATTAATAAATTCTATAAGTGTTCGTGAAGGAAAAGAAGTATATTTAAATCTGTTAAATCTATCTATTTGTGTATGAACAATAACTTTATTTTCTTGAACAATAGTAATAGTTCCATCATGACTTGCATGTATAAATAAATAGTTCATATTAAAAATAGTTAAAATTTAAAACTACTCTATAGGCTGCATTACATGTATTTGTTGTACCAGTATGTCTTAGATTTGATGGAAAAGTAATAAATGTATTCTCTACACTTTTAACTCTTTCTCCATTTTCAAAGATTGTTTCTCCATTGTTTGTATTTAAATAAAAAATACCAGTAGTACAAATAACTGAAACATCTGTATGCATTTTATGAATTATTTTTTTATCTGTTCTTATTAAAAGATTAGCTTTAATTCTATTTAATCCCTTAAAATTTATTTTTTCTAATAGAGGTTTTATTAATTCAATATGATCTGACCTAGGTCTAAAACCATCATGAAAATAATGAGTAAGTTGAGAGTTTTGATAATGGGTTTGATCATACTCATTATCCCATGTTACTTCAGCTAAATGCCAGGGGAAAAAACTACTCAGCATTTCTTTTTTTAATTTTTCTATTTCTTCTTTTTTTAAAAAATCTTTATGAATATTAATTGCCATTTTATTATTCATGAATTTTTTTTAAAACATCTAAAAGTTTTGGTTTTGTTTTTGCAGTTTGTAACCAGCCCTGTCTCTGTAAATCTCTTCCTTTAATAGATGCTGATAAATGCTTCTCAGTGAAGTCATTTAAATCGCTAATATTATTTTTATCTTTTATTTGAGTTGGATCAATAGGTAATTGTCTTAAACCAGTTCCTATGCAATGTATGCCATGCTCACTATTATAATCATTATAAATTTTTAATTTTAACTGATTATCAATATCAGCGTTAGGTAGAAGTTTTAAATTTTTTATAGATTTATTTGTTAAATCTCTCCAGTATTTTGTATCATCTCTCTGAGATAAATAATAATGCAAAGCAACGAACTCAGCAAAGATATCAAATTCAGCTTTGCATTTATAATTAAAGCCGTCTTTATCAAATTGGTTTAATTCGTCACTATGTAATATTCTGGCTAGGTAAATTAAAAACTTATGTACAGTAAATAATCCATTACTTTCTAATGGCTCAATAAAGCCTGCAGACAGGCCTATTGCTATAACATTCTTATGAAAAATCTCTTCATGTAAACCTACTTTCATATTAATTTTTCTATATTCTAAGTTTTGGTCTTGAATATCATAACCTAAGGTAGACCATAGATGTTGTTTCATTTCATGATATGCGTTATGCTCGTTTGTATATTTAGAACTATAAACGTAACCTGTGCCTATTCTTTTCCAACTCGGTATGTTCCAAGCCCAGCCATTACCTAAAGCTGTACAATGGGTATAGGCAACTAATCGTTTTTCTTTATCTGTGTATGGTACTTGAAAAACTAGGGCCGTATCATTTGGTAATAATTCGTCATAACTATTAAATTTAACTTTTAATATTTTTTCTAATAGAATAGATTGAAACCCTGTGCAATCGATATATAAATCTGCAGCATACTTATTATTTAATGAAACAATGTTTCCTCTTGCATCTCTTAAAGCATCTTTAATATCATCTTGAATATATTTAACACCTTCTGGAATACATATTTTTTCTTTTAAAACTTGTCCAAATTTAATTGCATCAAAATGATATGCGCTTTGCTTTTTAAGATCAAAATTGCCAAGCTCTCCATTTACATTTTCTCCAAAAGTGTTGTGTTCTACTAATGCTAAACTTGGATATAAAAAGCGTGCATAATCACTATAAGGAACTAAAGGATCTTTAAATTTTTTAAAGTACCAAGTGCTTTTACCTGCTGCTAAAATACTTTCATCAGGTCTACCAAAAGGATAGTGAAACCCACCACTGTTTTTTTTATAAAAATCTGTAAACTTAATACTTAATTTATAAGTAGCGTCAGATTCTTTCATAAAATCTTCATCTTTAATTCCTACCAAATTTAACCAGTCATTGAATGCTGCTAGCGTGCTTTCTCCCACACCGACAGTGGGAACATTTTTACTTTCAATAAGTGTTATTTTTTTATTTGGGAATAGTCTTATTAAGGTTGTTGCTGTCATCCATCCAGCACTTCCGCCCCCAACAATTATTATTTTATCTGTTCTCATGTCTTTTTAACATCGGTTCCTAACGCTATTCGGTTATCAAATAAATTTGAATTTTTACTACTAGCATCATTGTAATGTAGAAATACTTGAAAGCATCTTGTTCCAGTAAAAGGCTCTCTCCAATGCTCTACTTTACAACCTTTATATATAACTAAATCCCCTTGAGATAAGTTTAGTTTTTTACCCGCCATAAAAATTGGCCATTCATCTCCTCCTAAATTTAAAGATATGCTAAATTCACATTCCTGTCTATCTGTGTGTTTTTCAAGTTCATCCCCCTTGTGGTATATTCTTATGAAACTATAAGTAGGAACTAATTTTTTATTGGTTTCCTTTTCAATTACCTTTTGAAGTCTTAATAATAAAGTATCAAATGCTCCGTCTCCATACATACAAAAAGTTGTAGGGTTTGGTATTTGAATATCTCCAAAAAATCCAAATCGATTATCATAAGGAGAGATTGCATTATGGTGTAGGAGTTCAGTTAAAGCAGTGGCTTTAATCATTGCATACTCACAGAGAAAATTACAGATATCAGTGGGTACTATTTTTTTAACTACTAAACAATCTTCTTTCATTTATATAACCCCCATGAAACAATAATTCTTTCTTGACAAGACATTGAAAAATGCGTTGTACCGGTTGGCGACAATAACATATCTCCTGGTTTTAATTCTATAGTTAAATCTAAATCTTCAAATCTATACATCGTTGATTTGTATAAGCTCAATATTAAAGAATTTTCTTTATCTTCATGGTCTACTCCTAAACTTTTTTTAAAAGAACAAAACATATCTAGACGATCAATTTTGAAATCTGGCAAATTATCTACTATATGTTTATGCATATCTACAAATAAAGGATTAGTTTCTACTCGATAAATTTGAAAAATATGAGAAAACACATCGTTATGATTAATACCAACGTTGGTATCATATTTAATTTTATTAACAGGATACTGTCTTTGCAAAACTTGATTACAAACTATATTAAAATCTATCGGTTGAGGAAGAGTCATAGCACTAGGATAATGCATAACTTTTTTATGGTCTACCGCTTCTCTTATTTTTTGAAATAACTGCATTATTTAAACGGCTTTCCTGTTGCCCATGTAACTAAACTATATCTTGTTCCTTTCGTAATGGGAATTACTCTGTGCCATAAAAAGGAAGGAAACACTATACATGCGCCTTGTTTACTAAATCTATATTCGTGAATATTTGGATCTCTAATATCTCTAAAATCAAATTGTAAAGTTCCTCCTGTAAATTCGTTAGGATCATTTAATAAAAGCACCATTGTTAGTTTACGATAAGTTCCTTTAAAAGGTCCTTCTTTATAAGATTCATTACTCATATCAATATGCCAATCATAAAAATTAGTATTTTTATAAATAGTAAATTGACAGTTTTCATAAAAATCAATATCAAAATTCCAACCACAAGACTTATTTGCATCGTTAAAATATGGAATGATTGCATCATAAATCCATTTGTCATTTAACCAGGAGACATCACTATTTCTTATAGTTTCTTTTTGTTCTTTTAATTTTTCTTCTGTTAAATCACTTTTAACATCTTCAATAAGCGCATCTTTTGCTTCTTGTTTCTTACCATATTGTATAACATCATTACAAAAGTGTTTTGGCAATCCTTTAAAGCTATACCAGTATCTATTTTTCAGGTTCATTATAAATTCTTCTACTAGTATCGTAATGAAAAAAGTGTGTTATGGTATACTTCCCTAAACCTTTGTCTCTTTTTTCTTCAGGGAGATTAATTGTTTCAGAACCATGTAAATAAAAACATGGAAAAGCTATCAATCTATTGTGCTTACACTCTACCCTATAGTTATGAAATTCTGGAAAAATAAGATCACCACCAGTAAAAGCTTTGGGTTCTCTATAGAACCAAATTGCAATTGTCCAAAAAAATGAATCATGATGTGGTTTATAATAATCAGCATTGTCATAATAAGAAACTAAAGTATAAGAAATATTTGTTTCAGTAAAAGTTCTACTGTAAGCAGGAGCACATTTTTTAATTGCACTTCTAAAGTTATCAGTTTGTGCTTTGCTAAGGAAAGTTAGTATATCTGATATTTTAAGGTCTCGTGCTTCAGGTGTGTAAAATTTATCTAAATGAATTCTAAAATGTTCTCCTAGAGGTTCACCCTTTTCATTTGTAGCTATTTCTTTCCATTCTCCTCTTTCAAATTTATCTTTCTCGCTATAGAAATCTAATTCTTTCCAAATTCTTTTTTCTTCAGATGGTGAATACCAATTATCAATGAGTACGTGTGAGGGCTTTAATGCATTAGCTGTTTTTATAAGTCTCATTAAAAATAATTAAAGTTAATGTTAATTCTAGCTTGTTGATTCGTACAAGTTGTACTGTTATGGGGGATACTTGCATCAAAAAAGAATGCTTGATTTTCTATACTCGGTATAAACTCTTTACCTACACGAGTTCCTCCATCACAAGTATTTAAAGACAAGACTAAAGCTTTGTGTTTAAACTCGTAATCTGTATGGGGATAATGATGTAAAAGGGTATCTGTTCTCGGGTATAAATTTAATTTAGCTCTTATTAATGCTTTCGCTTTAAGTGTATCCCAAATAATAGGTTTTACTAATTCGTAAAAGTCACTCATGATAGCATAGTTATAGAAAAGGTGGGTAAAATAAAAATGTTCTAAGCTTTTTTCGTTAGTTTTGTAGGCAACTGTTTGATTTAGATAAAATGGCAATTTAGATCCGTCTATCCCTTCTACAAAGACGGTTTTAAGTTTATTAAAGTAGTCTTTATCCAAATAGTTTTTTATAAGTCTCATATTGATCTTTCCGGATACATAATATCATTATTATATCCTAAAGAAACAGATATTGATTTGATCTAGATCAAATTATGATGATGACCAATTTCCTGCGACAACTAAGTCATAGACTTCTTCAAGTCTCCATACTCCTGGAGCACCCCCAAAAAATGCAGCTTCTTTAACAGCGCAGTATCCAGCTTGTCCTCCCGGACTTGTTCCACCAGTACCTGTGCCATGAGAACCTCCGCCTCCGCCTTGGTTATTTCCTCCGGGTTGTCCGTTATTTCCGCCGCCTTGTCCACCGGCACCGCCACGAGATCCGCCACCGCCGCCACCAAAATAATAAGTTGTTGGTGAAGCTGTAGGAGTATTAACTGTGTGTGGAATTCCTTGACCGCCTTGTGTTCTTGAGATGGCTGCTTGTCCGGCTCCTCCGCCGCCTGCAGCGGGATCGCCACCTGAGCCACCGTTGTTACCGTATCCTGTGAATTGTCCAGAGGGAGATTGTTGTCCTGAACCTGGGGATCCTGGGCCACCTGCGTGTCCAGCTCCGCCACCAGAGCCACCAGCTCCTCCAGCAGAATTTCCTCCATGTCCTGCTCCATATCCGCCACCTTGTGCGGTTTGACTATCAAAAGAAGATGTACCTCCTGCGCTTCCTGGGCCATTTCCGCCCATTCCACCACCACTGCCAATACTGACAGGGACACTAGAACCTGGAAGTGTATAAGCTGACGAATATAATACTCCGCCGGCTCCTCCGGCTCCTCCACGATTAGAACCGCCTCCTCCTCCAGCGCCAACTACAATTACTTCTGCTACTGATCCACCGGCTGGGGTAAAAGTTCCGCCGCTTGTAAATGTTGTAACTACTTCAGGGTTTTGTGAAGGATCATTATCTGGTCCTATGATTCCGCCGTTATTATAATATTGTCTAGTCATTATTGTGTCTCCCATGTACTTGTATCAGGATTCCAAATATAATCAACCTTTGGATCTTCGGTTGCTGTATAATCAGGTGGTCCTGAGTTCGGATATCCGAACCATCTTAAATTTTCTTCGTCCCACGAATAGTTGTAAGTGTCTATATAATCTTTAGGTTCTGCAACAGGTGGGTCCCAATCTCTAGTCGCCTCATTAAAAGTAAAACTAGGAAAAGGTTGAACTCTTTTAAAATAATTTTCAGAGATTAAATACGTATCGCCTATATGTGCTTGACCTCTATTTAAGAAAGTTCCATCTTCAGAATATTCTTTAACTTCAGAAGTATCTACACCTATGTGATTGGCCATGGCTTCTGCAGTATTGATACCATCGTCACCTCCGACTTGGGTATTAATAACTATCTTACTCTCGTCAAGTATAGCGAAGTGTTTATGTGCCATTACTTGTTACCCCCTACACGTCTGAAATTACATCATATGATACTAAACATTCTAAATCTGAATTAGCGCCTGCAAATGCTTGAACAATATCTGTTTCTTCAAGATAGAACGAACTATTTTTATCAATCACTTGCAAAGTAGCTTGTGCAGGTACAGAAACTATATTTGCAATAGCTCTAGAATTAGAACCATCATAATAATTTACTGTAACATTGGCTGCATTAGATCCATCTATATTTGATATCAGAATAGAGTTTATTTTAAAAACAGTATTCGCTGTAGCTGTTACTAAATTAGCACTTGTTGTAGTTAATGCAAATACATCCGTTTTTCCATTAATAGTTGCAACATTTACTATATTTGGGTTTGCCATATTATTATTCTCCTATTAACCAAAAACCATCGCCATAGCGATAGCTTTTCCTGTTGTTATTCCTGCTGTAGCAAAAGATAAAACTTTACTTCCATCAGTTACTAATGCTTGTCCACTATTACCATCAGAAGCTGGTAATGTAAAGTAAATTGATGATCCTGTATTACCAATTCCAAGAACATTTACATTAGCAAAAGTTGAATCTTGCGCATTTACATCACCTAAATCAGCCATTATATCTGTAATTGCAGATCCAGTTGAATATACTAATGTTTTTGTTCCTTGTTTTAAAGCAACTCCATTAGCAGCATGACCTGTATTTGCAAAAGTTAAAGTATATGAACCAGATGTATTATTAAATAGAGTATATTTTGATTCAACAGCATCTGTAAAAACATGAATATTTGCTGTTAAAGCACCTGTAAATTCTAGTATTGCATTGTGAACTTGATCATCAGTAGAAGAATCATTTGTATTAGTTGTAGAATTAGCTGAAGTTAAAGTGACATTAGCATTTCCTGCAACATCAGCTGCTTGATAACCTTTTATTGAACAATCAACTCTATTGAAAACATAGTTAACTAAATTACCCCAGTTACCTGAGTTTTCTCCAGAAGCTTGACGTTCTAATTTTAATCGTGCTGTATAAGTTGAAGGCATAATTATTTATACTTTATTAATTTATTTTTGTAAACTATATATATTTGTAGTAATTTGTACACTATAAATTTGTCCATGTATAAGTATTTGAATCATTAATATCGTCCCAAAATCTTAAATCTACAGGAGTAACATTAGCTTGAATTCCAGTCATTTCTAAGAAATTATTAGAACCAGGTATAATTGTAGCTAAAGAAACAGTCATACTTTCACCAGTTATACTTAAAATGTGAGCACTGGAAATAGTAATAGAACCTATATTTGCATTAGCATTAATTCCAGTAATAGGAATAATGTTTTCAGAAGCAGTGGTAACAGTTCCAGAATAAATAGTCATTGCTGAACCTGTTACATCTAAAAAATTAGCAGTTCCAGTAGTAAATGGACCTATATTTGCTTCTAAATCAAACTCGGGTACAACAATTGTTACAGCTCCACCTGCGGCAATAGAATAAGTTCCTATATGTGTATTTGCTAATAATCCAGTAATAGTACCTGTAATAGCATTTGCAGTAATTGTACTTGATCCTAAATTTGCATTTGCTAATTGTCCAGTTATAGAAATATTATCTGCATTTCCTGTAACTGTGATTGAACTTACATTTGCATTTGCATATTGTCCTGTAATTGAAAATAGACTACCATTTCCTGTTAGAATATAACCACCTGGAGTGTTCCATGCGCCAGAACTCCAATCTTGTCTACCCCAACCAAGTCCAAGATCAATTTCAACAATTGTTTGAGAGCCAGTTACAGTAATAAAAGCACTAGGTGCATTATTCCATGTTGCAGAACTCCAAGTTGATCTTCCCCAACCTTCATTTATTTGTGCATCTACAGTAACCGAATTTAATGCAGTATTTGCTAAAAGACCTTCAATTAAAGACCCTGAAGCTGAATCACTCCATGAACCTAAATTCCACTGTCCTTGATTCCAGGTACTTGCCATA